CTTCTGGAAAAGAAATCGGAGTTGCCAGAGTTTATGATTATGCTTTAGAGTCAGGATCGTATTCTTCTGTTGTTGGTGATTTAAATGAATGGGATATTTCGTTATATGATATTCAAACATATACTGATTTAAATTTAAATGAAGCAATAACTTTAACTGTTCCAACTTTTGTAGAAGGTAAGTCTAGTGGAGCAAGTGGACATTTAAGATTCAATACAACTACTGGAATTGCTACGGTATATTGCACTAAAGGATCTTTTGTAAGAGGTGAGAAACTAATCTTAAATGGTGTTGATAGTAATAGAATTATTACCAGTCCAATTGAATACAAAATATCAGACATAAAATCAGTATACAGTTCTGTTGGGGTGGGTCAAACCTTTAATGGTGATACAAAATTATCAAGTCTTCTCTCGATTGGTGTTGTAAACATTACTGGAAAATCTGGATCCGCTCCAGGAGTATCTACAGTAACTAGTTCTAATATAGATTTTCGATTGATAGCAAAAGAGGGTGATTTTGTATCATTCAGCAATCCTCTACTTACAAACTTAAATACAAAAACATACGCTAGAATTTCTTCAATTATTAGTGCAAATAGTATAGTAATTGCTGGAGTAACTACTGTTTCAAATATAAATGATGGTGGTCTGCCAACTAGTAATATAACACCAACAGATTTTGAATTAATTGGTGCAAACTTAAGATCATCGATTGATAATACTCTATACACACCTCTTCCCAAAAAGTTTATTTCTAGTGTAGATTTAACTAGGTCTACTTTATCAATTAGAAAAGAATTTAATGTAATTATCACTGCCAATGCAACTAATACAATACAATCAGGAACAAATGAAACATTTTTACCATTTGATGAGGAAAGATATGTTTTAATAAATTCCACTGGTGGTTTTGAAGAACTTACTGAAGATAAATTTAGATTTAGTAATGGTGGAAAAGAATTAAGAATATTTGGATTAAATGTGGCTGGTTCTGCCAGATTAATTGCAACTCTTACTAAAATAAATGTATCTAATAAAGTAAAATCATTAAATAGAACTGGTTCTGTTATTGTAAATAAATCAAAATTATCTGCTTCTGGAATTGGTTCTACAACTTTAGATGATGGTCTAACATATGGAAGTTATGGTTATGGTCTACGAGTTCAAGATAAGGAAATCTGTTTGCTTGAACCTGATGTAACAAAAGTTTATGGTGTATATGAAGCAAATGATACGAATAATCCGACTTTACCATCTATAAGTTTATTTAATCTTGATGGTCCAACTGGTAAGGTAGATGATTTCATTATTGGAGAAGAGTTAATTGGTTCTACAAGTGGAGCAGTTTGTCTTTATATTGAAAAAGTTGGAACTTCTACAATAGGATTAGTATATTTAAACGATCTTAGATTTGAAATTGGGGAAACTGTTAGATCTGAGACAAGTGGAATTAGTGGGACAATAAATGACTTTGATCCTGGTGATGAAAATATTATTGAAAGATTTACTTTGGATGCTGGACAAAGAGAAACTATTTGTGATTATTCTAGATTAGTAAGAAAACCAAACACAAAAGAACCAAGAAGAAAACTAAGAGTTATATACGAATCAGCAACTTATAGTGATTCTACAGAAGGAGATATTACTACAGTATCTTCATATAATCAATTTAATTATTGCGATTTACCTTTAATTAAAAATAATGAAAGAATAACGGATATACTTGATATTAGACCAAGGGTTCGCAAATTTAATTCTAGTTCTACTAGTTCTTCTCCATTTGAATTTTCGTCTAGATCTTTTGAAGATGGAACAAACTCTGCTAAAAATATTTTAGCTTCGGATGAATCTATTATTCTTACATATTCACATTATCTACCCAGAATTGATAAACTATTTTTAAAAATAGATGGAGGATTTCAATTAATTAAAGGGGTTCCTTCGGAAACTCCACTTCCACCAATTGCTTTAGAAGACTCACTAGAAGTTGCTACAATAAATCTACCTCCATATGTTTGTAGCACAGAAAACTTACAAATAAGTTTAAATGCACATAAACGTTATAGAATGCAAGATATCTCCTTGCTTGAAGATAGAATTAAAAACTTAGAGTATTATACTGCATTATCAATTTTAGAATCGAAAACAGAATCATTATTCATTCCAGATGAAAATGGATTAACTAGGTTTAAATCTGGAATTTATGTTGACAATTTTAGCAATACTAGATCACAACTAAAAATTGGTAAAATTACTAACAGTATTGATCCAACAACACTTGAATTGAGACCATCTCACTTCACAACATCCATAGACCTTTTAGTTGGTTCTAAATCTCTACTAGGAATTGGAACTACAGCAAGTCCAACAGCAGACCCTGCTTTTGTAACTGATATCATTGGATCAAATATTAGAAGAACAGGTCAGTTAATTACATTAGATTATGCAGAATATTTGCAGTTTACTCAACCATTTGCAACCAGAGTTGAAAACGTTACTCCATACCTAGTTGTAACTTATACTGGTAATATTCAATTATTCCCATCATCTGATATTTGGGTTGATCAAGTTAGATTACAACCGCTTAGAATAGATGTTGATGACTACACTCAAACTAGACTTCAATTAGAGTATGCTGGATATGACCAACAAACAGGTTTAGGACCTGTTAGATGGGGAGCATGGCAAGCTACTTGGACTGGATCTAGCACTGCTTCAACTAGTAATACCGTTGTAACTTCAACTAGCACTTCAAATACAGGTAGTGCATTAGTAACAACTAACCAATTACAAACTACAACAGTTACAACTACAACAAGAACAGGTACAGAAAACAGAAGTGGTACTCAGTTAAGAGTTTCTGAACAAATTCAAACCACGAATGAAGGTGATAGAGTTGTAAGCACTTCTGTAGTTCCCTTCATGAGATCTAGAAATATTGAATTTACTGGAAGAAAGTTCAGACCATATACAAGACTTTATGGATTTTTTGACGGTGAAGATGTAAACAACTTTATTATTCCCAAATTAATAGAAATAAGAATGATTAGTGGATCATTCTCTGTAGGTGAATTAGTTACTGGAACCATGACAACTGGTTCTACTACAGTAACCACTGGTTCTACACCATCAATTACATTTAGAGTAGCAACATCAAATCACAAATATGGTCCAATATCAAATCCAACAGATGTATTTTTAAGAAGTCCTTATGATGAAAGTTATACAATACCAGCAAACTACTCAAGTTCTAGTATATTACTTAATGTTGATACTAGAACCTTAGCGGAAAATAACCAATCACTATATCGTGGATTTATAAGAACAGGTATGAGGTTGAGGAGTGCTTCTGCTGAAGCAGAAGTTGTTTCTATTAGATTATTCAGTGATAGTGTAGGATCTGTTCTTGGATCATTCTTTATACCAGATCCAAACTTACCATCAAATCCATCTTTTGAAGTTGGAACAAAAATTTTCAGATTAACCTCACAACAATCGAATAGTACTTTAGGTGGTTTAACTTCTACTTCTGGACAAGAAGCATATTTTGCTTCTGGATCCATTAATAATATGCAGGAGACTATAAGATCTACAAGAAAACCAAGATTTGATGTCGTTGCTGCTAGTGAAAGTAGACCAGCTACAGATGTTCAATCTACTACTACTGTAAGTAATTCAACAACTCAAAGTATTACTCCACTACCCCCACCACCGCCACCACCACCGCCGCCAGCACCATCCCCGCGCCCAAATCCATCATTCCCTTCCCCCAGGAATCCGCCTCCACGTCCACCAAATCCACCGCCACCACCGCCACCACCGCCACCACGGCGACCACCACCACCACCACCACAGCCACCACCACGAAGAGGTGGTAAGGATCCTCTTGCACAGTCATTCACTATTAATGATGATGGTGGGGCATTTATTACTAGTATTGAGGTTTATTTCAGAACTAAAGATTCGCTACTTCCAGTAACTGTTCAGTTACGTCCAATTGTTAATGGTGTTCCTTCTGAGGACATATATCCTTTTGGAGAAGCAATAGTAGAATCTGATAATGTTGTTGTGTCCGCTGATGCAACCCAACCAACAAAGATAACATTCCCAGCCCCAGTATATCTGCATTCAAATACCGACCATGCTGTAGTCTTACTATCAAATTCAAACGAGTACACTGTTTGGATTTCCAGAATGGGTGAAACTGATATTTCTACATTACTGCAACCAGAATCAAGACAGGTTATTGTATCTGCACAACCATATTTGGGATCTTTATTCAAATCACAAAATGGTTCTACTTGGACACCAAGCCAGTATGAAGATTTGAAATTTAATCTTTTTTCTGCTGGATTCCTTGCTGATTCTGGAACAGTATCATTCTATAACCCAGAATTAAATACAGGTAATAGGCAAATTGCAACCTTAGTGAAGGATGCTTTAGAATTTGATGCCAAAAAATTAATTATTAGCACAGGTGATATTATCAATACATCTTCATTAGTCATTGGTAATACTGTTATTCAAAAGAATACAAGTGCTAGAGGTGACTATGTTGGTGTTGGTGGCTCTGCATCAGGGTCATTAGTTATTGTTAATGCTGGTATTGGTTATACTCCATCAAATGGCACATCATTTACATTCAATGATGTACCTTTAAGTTCTTTTAGTGGTAATGGTAAAAATGCTACTGCAGATATTACCATTGGACAAGCAAGTGGAGTAAATGGCGTCGCTCTTGCAGCAACAATTAGAACTGGTGGATATGGATACCAAATTGGAGACGTTTTAGCAGTTCCATCAATTGGAAATAATTCTTTAGGAAGAAATCTTCAATTGTCACTATCAAGTGTCGTTGGTGTTAACCAGTTAATACTTGACAATGTACAAGGAGAATTTGAAATTAATGCCGCCAAACCACTTCAGTTTGTAAGTGCATCGAGTGGAATAACAACTATACTTAATGCTACTGGAACAAATTCAGTTGTTAATGATTTTGAATTAGCATCTTTATCTGAAGATGGTTTACATATTAAAGTAAATCATAAAAATCATGCTATGCATTCTACAACAAACGTTGTAAGAATCAGTGGTGTCAAAGGAGATGTTAAATCAACTATATTAACAGCAGATTATAATAATTCAGATTCTGGTCCTATTAGTATTGCAAATACAACTGGGTTTGAAGTATTTGAAAATGTATCTATTGGAGCAACAAATCCAGGATATGCACTTTTAGACAACGAAATTATTTCATATACTGGCATTGCTAATGGTCAATTAATTGGAATTACTAGATCAGTTGAAGGCACTGGTGCATTCAGTTATCCAAATAGAACTACCATTCAAAAATATGAAAATAATGGAATTTCTTTAAGAAGAATTAACAGACTTCACTATTTACAGGATGCTTTGGTTGAAAGACCTATTGATCTTGATAGTTATTACATCAGAGTTAATACTAGTGAAAATGGTATAGACAGATCTTCTATTTCTGGATTCCCTAAACTTTATATAAATGCATCAAAATCAAGTGGTGGAGATTCTATCTTAGCAACACAAAATATTCAATATGAAACTGTAAACCCAATTGTTCAAACAATGGTTCTACCTGGAACCTCTGTAAAAGCAACTCTAAAAGGTATTACAGGAACAAGTGTTGATGGTGAGGAAATTTCATTCGTTGAAACAGAGGCAACCCCAATTAACTTAACAGAAGATACTTATTTACCAGAACCTAGAATAATCGCCTCTAGGGTGAATGAATTGGAACAAACAACAAACTTCCCTGGAAATAAATCCATGGAATTAACGTTTACACTAGCAACATCCAATTCAAAAATTTCTCCTGTGATCGATCTTGATAGAGTTGGAATGATTTTAGTATCCAATAGAATTGATAGTCCAATATCAGATTATATTAGTGATCCTAGGGTTTCTTCAATTAATGATGACCCATCAGCGTTTATCTATGCTAATCAACCAGTTGAATTAGAAAACGCAGCTACTTCTTTAAAAGTTATATTTGCAGCATATGTAAACACTTTTAGTGATGTACGTGTATTCTATTCAATTAGTAATGATCCATCTGCTGAACCAATTTACTATCCTTTCCCAGGATATGAAAATCTTGATATTAATGGGAACATTGTTAACCCAAGTCAAAATAATGGTAAACCAGATAAAAATGTCCCTAAAACAGATATTTTATCTGCAGAGTCTGCAAATCTGGTATTTAGAGATTATGAATTTAGCATTGATTCCTTACCAGAGTTTAGATATTTTAGTATTAAGATAGTTGGTTCTTCAACAAACCAAGCATATCCACCAAGAATCAAAGATTTGAGAGTAATTGCGCTTGCTTGATATGAACGATACCTATCATAACTATCATGTAAAAGTTGAAAATCATAGCAATCTCGTAAGAGATACACGCAGCAATGCAATTATCAACACCGATAAAAAAGGATATGATCATTATAAATCTTTGAAAAAAACAAAATCTTTGGAAAAGATGAGGATAGATCAAATTGAGTCTGATTTATCCTCACTAAAAAATGATATTAATGAAATCAAAGATTTATTGAAGGCATTATTAAAATAATAATCAATAAAGGTACTCAAGCATGGCTCAACCAACATCTAGACAAGAACTTATAGATTACTGTAAAAGAAAACTTGGATATCCAGTCCTTGAAATAAATGTTGCCGATGAGCAAATTGAAGATTTGGTTGATGATGCTCTGCAGTTTTTTTATGAGAGACATTTTGATGGGGTAACGCAGACATATTTAAAGTATCAAGTAACCCAGGAAGATATTGATAGAGGAAGAGCTAAATTTGGTGGTCCTGGTATAGCAGTAACTTCAACAACAACTAATATTGTTGGCGTTGCAAAGACATTTAATTATTTTGAAACTAGCAACTATCTTCAAATACCACCACATGTAATTGGTGTCAATAAGGTGTTAAGTTTTGAAGGTTCAAATTCAATTTCAAGTGGAATGTTTAGTATTAAATATCAGTTATTTTTAAATGATATTTACTATTGGGGTTCTGTTGAATTACTAACATATTCAATGGTCAAAAGATATTTGGAAGATATTGACTTTTTATTAACTACACAAAAACAGATTAGATTTAATCAAAGACAAGATAGGTTGTATCTTGATGTAGATTGGTCTGCTCTTACACCAGGACAGTTTTTGATTATTGATTGTTATAGAATTTTAGATCCTACAGAATCACCAAGAATTTGGAATGATTCATTTTTAAAGCCATATTTAACAGCATTGATTAAAAAACAGTGGGGGCAAAATTTAATTAAATTCCAAGGTGTTAAGTTGCCTGGTGGAGTGGAATTAAATGGAAGGCAAATTTATGATGATGGTGAAAAAGAATTAAGTGAGATTATATCAAAGATGTCATCTACATACGAATTGCCACCATTAGATATGATAGGTTAATCATATGGCATTAAATCCTTTCTTTCTACATGGATCTTCTGGGGAACAAAGTTTAATCCAGGATTTAGTAAATGAGCATTTAAAAATGTTCGGGGTTGAAATATATTATATTCCCAGAATTTTTGTAAATGAAAAAACTATCATGGAGGAAGTCTCTAGATCACAATTTAGAGATGCTATTCCCATAGAGGCATATGTAGATACTTATGACGGATATAGTGGTGCTGGAACATTACTATCTAAATTTGGAGTCCAAGAAGTTGATGATTTAACTTTAGTAATATCACAAGAACGTTATGAAGTTGCGGTTAGACCATTTATAGAAGTAAGAGATAAATCAAAATTAACAAGTAGACCTAAAGAAGGTGATTTAATATATTTTCCTTTAGGTGATCGTTTGTTTGAAATTAAATATGTAGAGCATGAAAAACCATTTTATCAACTACAAAAAAATTACGTTTATGAGTTAAGATGTGAATTATATGCCTACAATGATGAAGAAATTAATACTGGAATTCTTGAAATTGATGATAACGTTAAGGATGAAGGATATATCCAAACTTTCAATATGGTTGGTCTTGGATCAACTGCAACTGCAATTACAAGTTTGAGAAATGGATCAGTAAGGAAAATTACCGTATCCAGACGTGGATCTGGTTATACTTCTGCTCCTAGAGTTGCTATCACATCAGCACCTTCTGGTGGATTAACTGCTGTAGGCATCGCATCAATGATTAGGGGCATAGTAGATTTCTGCGATACCAGTCCAGATTTATCAAGAGTCCAAGCAGTTAATATTACCAATCCTGGATTTGGTTATACTGTAGCACCAAGAGTAACCTTTATTGGTGGTGGAGGGAAGGGAGCATATGCAACAGCATCAATATCAAGTCAAGCAGTAGGCATTATCACTATCACAAGTGGTGGTAGTGGGTATATTGGTATTCCAACTGTAAGTTTTGTAAAATCTGGAATTGGAAGCACTACTATAAATGCTGTTGGTAGAGCAGTTGTATCTACTGCTGGCACAGTTACTGCAATTATTCTTGAAGATGCTGGTGGTTACTACGAAAGTGCTCCAACTATTATAATTGCTGGACCACAACAAACCGTTGGATATGGCACATATGTATTCAATGAAAGTGTAATTGGTGCTGCAAGTAGTGCTAGGGCAAAAGTAAAATCTTGGGATGCTGTCAATCAGGTTCTAAAACTTGGTAATATTTTAGGGGACTTTATTGCAGGAGAAGCAATAATTGGTCAGTTTAGTGGAGCAGCATATGCAGTTAAGATTCTAAATAAGAATAATATTCCCGAAGACAAATTTGCTCAAAATCAAGACATTGAAATTGAAGCAGACCAAATAATAGATTTTAGTGAAACAAATCCATTTGGGATTCCATAAAGGAGAATTGTAAACAATGTTTGATCATTTTTATCACCAAGTCTTCAGAAAGACTGTTATTGCATTTGGAACACTTTTTAATGGCATTACCATAAAAAGAGATGGTTCTGGTAATGATCCTTCTGAAGTAATACAAGTCCCTTTAGCTTATGGACCAACTCAAAAATTCTTAGCAAGAATTGAGCAAGAACCAGATTTAAACAAACCAGTACAGATTAGTTTACCCAGGATGTCTTTTGAATTTACTGGGATATCATATGATAATACTAGAAAACTAGCAGCAACACAAGCTTTTACAACTAGTTTAAAAAATGATGGCAAAGAAATACGTAGAATGTATTTTCCAGTTCCATATAATATGGAATTTGAATTGTCAATCATGACTCTTTTGAATGATGATGCACTTCAAATTATTGAACAAATTCTTCCATACTTTCAACCAAATTTTACTCTTACAATTGATCTTGTTGAGTCTATAGGTGAAAAAAGAGATATTCCAATATCTTTAGAAAATGTATCCTTCCAAGATAATTATGATGGTGATTACAATTCAAGAAGAGTTTTACTTTATACTTTAAAATTTGTTGCTAAAACTTATTTGTTTGGTCCAGTTCCAGATTCTTCAAAGGACATCATCAAAAAAGTTTCTATTGGTCTTGTTGGTGGAGAGTACAGTACTACAGCATCAAGAGGTTTAATCTACAAAGAACCAATTGCTACAAGAAGTTATGCAGGAAATTTAGTGACAAACTTAGCAACTGATATTACAGATACACTAGCAATTCTTGAAGTAAATAATGCGTCAAATATTCCAGAAAAATCTTACATTACAATTGATGATGAAACAATATATGTGAGATCAAAAAATAATAATACTTTAACTGTAACAAGAGGTGCTTATAAAACAGACAACGTTGAGCACGTTGGTGGAAGTGGTATCTATTTAATTTCTTCAGCAGATAATTCATTAATTATTGCTGGTGATGATTTTGGATTCGGTGGATAATATTATGAAAGATAAATTTGAGAATCTAAGTAATGCTTTTGATGTTGATTCATCAATTGTAAAAAAAGAGACTGCTGAAATATCTAAAGATATTAAGAGTGATGATTTTGATGTAACTAAAGATTATGAATATACTAGAGGTAATTTATATTCCATTATAGAAAAGGGTCAAGAGGCACTAGACAGTGCTTTAGAATTAGCAATTGATGGTGGACAACCAAGAGCATATGAAGTTGTTGGGCAACTTATAAAAAATGTTGCGGATGCCACGGATAAATTATTAGACCTCCAGAAAAAATTAAAAGACCTTGATGATGATAATTCTAGTAGAAAAGGAACAACAAATGTTACTAATAATGCGGTGTTTTTTGGATCTACTGATGAATTATCAAAATTTTTAAAGAAACAAAAGGGAAATGATCTTCCAGATAAATAGAAAAAAGTGTTTGTAGAAATGGCAAGTTTTACTATAGAACCCGATGATATTAGATCTGGTCAAAAAGCTGCAAAAATAAGGGCTCTTGCAAAACAGGGCGCAACTCCAGGTGAGAGAAGGGCAGCCCAAAGTAAAACAAAGGGTCCTAGTATGCCAAAAGTAAGGGCAGGTGATAAAAATATTACGGACATTCATGCTGGATATGAACCATCATTAGCGGAAATCGTTCTTGGTGAAGAAATGTGTGGTAAAGGGCACTATTGGTGCAACACTGATAGACAGTGTAAAAAGATTCCTTCAGGATTTAAGATTGATGGTCAACCAATGGGGACTAAAAGAACTGAGGTTGGAATTGGTAAACCAGTTGCTGAGCAGACTACCTGTAATCATACTAAAAAAGGAAATAACTGTCCTGTTCATGGGACAAAAGATTGTTCGGTTAAAGAAGAGAGTGTAACTATTGAAGATATGTTTGGTAATAAGTTTGTTGAATTTATTGATTTAATTAAACCACAAGATGTAGTGGATGAGAAAATGGGTTTATGGGATAATATCCATGCTCGCAGAGAAGCAGGAAAACCACGCAAAAAACCAGGACAAAAAGGTTATCCAAAAACATTAAATGTTGAAAATCATATTGATGTTGCTATGGGTAAAGAATTGGATGATGAGGGGTCAATGATTCTCAATCAACTCAATCAACTTGAAATGCATTGCAAGAGAATGAGAGAAGTTATCAAAGATCCTAAAATGCAGATTCCTGCATGGGTACAATCCAAAGTAACTCTTGCAACTGATTATATGGATGCAGTTGCCAATTATATGTCTGCTAAAAATGAAGAGTATGAAATTGATGAGGCAGTAAGACTTCCTTCAGAATATGGTAATTTGATTGCTGCAATTGTAATGTGGAGAGGTAGATCACAACAACTTACATTATTCTTCCCCCAAGCAAAAATGCCATCTAAAAAAGATGTTCAGAGAGAAGTCGAAAAGATTTATCCTGGTGGCAAAGTTATTACTTTTGGTTTAACCGATATTGCAAGTAACTACTCCGCAATTGATGCTCCGATTGTTAGGGTTGGATATTATGGTGGAAATCTTGGTAAACCAGGCCCAAATAAGAATTATGTAAAACCAATGGGAGAAGAAGTTGAAGTTGACGAAGATTGGCAATCAGTCAATCGTAAAGATAAAACTGATGGTATGAGTAAAGCAGCAGTAGATGCATATCGCCGTGAAAATCCCAAATCTAAATTAAAAACGGCAGTTACTGAGAAAAAACCAACTGGTAAAAGAGCAAAACGTCGTTCTTCATTTTGCAGCAGAATGAAGGGCATGAAGTCCAAGTTAACTTCCGCAAAAACTGCAAGAGACCCAGATTCAAGAATCAACA